TTATAAGACGCCCGACCTTTGGCGTTCAAGCCTCCGGTCTTGGACTGTCCTTCTTTGCGCTGCCAGGCGGGGGTTTTCATTTCTTTTTGGCCGTCTTGGCCGCTGCCTTGAAGGCAGCAGCGGTTGGAGCGCCCTTGGTGCCGGGCTTGCGCATCTTCTCGCCAGAACCCGCTTTGATGCGCTCTTTCTTGGCTGCGATGTTGGCGTAGAGGCCGGGCTTCATTTTTTCTTCGCCTTACCAGCTTGCGACAGGGCAATCGCCACTGCCTGCTTCTTGGACTTGACGATAGGCCCACCCTTGCCCGAGTTCAACTCACCCGCCTTGAACTCGCGCATGACCTTGCTGATTTTCTTTTCAGCCTTGGTTTTCATTTCTTTTTCGCCTTGTTGGTCATGGTGCGCTGACCACGCTTAGGCATTGGCTTGGGTTTGCCGATAGCGACCATCACAGTCACTGGAGTGGCCTTCTTTTTGGACTCGGACATTTTGGGTGCTTTGCCGTACATGATGTGCTCCTTAGATGGTTACTTCAGTTGGTGCCACCTTACGGGGGCGACCCATGCGCTTTTCAGGCGCTGTCAAAGGCAGTTCTTTGACCGACGCTTGAACTTGATCCTCATCCACCCGAACGTAGCCGCCGTGACCGCGCATCGAGTCGATGTCGTGCTGCAAAGTGAACGTCACCGTATTACCACTTGCCAAACAACGATATGTAGCCATGATTTTCTTTCTGTAGAAAGGGGGCACATGGCCCCCTGTCATTACAAAGCGCGCCCGATAACAAGGTTCAGCGTCGTGGACGCCAAGTTGACGGACCCCGCAGTTGGGTTGTAGGTTGCGATTGTCACTGTGTTGGCAGCGGAAACATAAGCCCGTTTGATCAGGCCAGCCTCGCTGACACCATGTGCAAAACCGATCACCATGTCGCCCAGCGCAACGCCGGGGACAGTCACTGTGTCTGTATCAGTGGCACCAGCGCTGATTGCGCCAGCGTCAAGAGTACATGTCACATCCCAAGTGTCTGTGAACAGACCTCGGAATGAATCATTCCCGCGACGGGAAGTAATTGCGGATGCAGCAGCCATTTGAATCTCCTTTAAAAGATGCCCCCGGCTTGTGACCGGGGGCTATTCATTAGGCTGGTACAGCCAAAGCGAAGGCAGCAGATGCGTCAGAAGCAGTGCTGGTGGCGTTGGTACGCAGAGCCTTCACACCGTACAGAGTGTCAGCAGTGAACAGGGTACCGAGGTATTCCTGCTTGTACTGAGTCTGCGAACGGATGCCGATCTGCTCAACCAACACCATCGCATCGCGGTGGCCCATCAAGCAGATACGGTCAGCGCCGCTGTTACCAGCGCCGGTGTCGGCGTTGGAAGTAGCGAACACGGCCATACCGTAGAGCTGACCGATTTCACCGTTGCGGATGGCGTCGCCATTGCCGACAAATGCCTGCTCAGTGTAACGGGCCAGACCCATCAGGGTGTTGCGGCTCGAAGGAGGGATCAAGAAGAAACGACCGTCCATAGGGATGTCGTTGTCGTCCAGGCGCTGGATGGTGCGGCGAATAGCAGCATCAGTCAGTGCGGCAGCGTTGGAGGTCGTGCTGTTGTAGGCGGTAGTGCCGTCAGAGCCAACGAAAGCCTTGGTGCTGGTGTTGCTGGTCGCGTAGTCGTTGGTGCCCACGGTAGCGCCGTTGAAAGCGCGGCCCAAGCGAACCAAGTCAGTGTCGATACGACGAGCCAAGGCATAGCCAGCGTCTTCTGTGTAGAAGGAACGCAGCGATGTCAGAGCTTGCACTTCGACGATGTCTTCGATCAAGCGGCTATATTCGTAGTGTTGGTTGATCAACACTTGAATGTTGGTTTCGCTGTTGGCGATCAAAGTCACAGCATCAGTTGCGGCTTTGAGCGAAGCGTTGCCACGCGCTGGGCTAGGGATGTTGACGGTATCACCCTTCTTGCCTTTGAAAGACATCTTCTTGACCAAGTTGGCCAAGACGCCCTTCAGAGTACGCCTGCATGATTTCATCACTCAGTGTTTCGTACCTTGCCGGGTCTGTCATCTTGAGACGAATGAGGTCGGCTCGTCGGTAGACTCGTTTTGAACTCTCGCCAGAGCCACCTACGTCAACTTGCGCAGCTTTCATGCTTTTGGTCCGCACAGCAGTATTTGCCTGGTCGGATTCCTTGGCCTTGACGCCGCGAAGCTGCTTGAAGGTGGACAACAGTTCATTGGCCGAATCATAGTCAAATTCACCATCGGCTTTTGCGTAGAGGCCCAAACGCACGGGTGAAGATTTCACCCAGTTTTGGAACTCAGCATCACCGGCTATTTGTGCGTAGTCGGGATGGTCTTGCGCCAGCTTTTGCTGAATCTGCATCCGTTTGAAGTCTTGGCCCGCTTGGCGCGCCGCGAGAACGTCGGGGTGCTTATCAATCGTTGCTTGAACTGCTTTTTGAGGGTTCTCAAAAAAGTCAACTTCAGGTTCTTCCTCCTGAATACGCTGCTGCTTAGAACTGAGGTTTTGCTTGAGCAACTCGTCAGCTAATTTACGGACCTCGCCGACCTCTTGGGCCTGCTTGCCAATCAGCTTTTCAGCCTCTTGGTGCATCCGCACGACTTCTTCAAGACTTTTGGCCCTGTATTTCTCAGGAAGTTCTTGCGCCGGTGTCTTCGCTTCTTCAATTTCGAGTTCGCCTAGCGGCTCAGATTCATTGTCAATCAACATATTTATGTTCCTGCCAAAATGGTTGTAGGATAATCAACTCGGCGCTGGGCGCTTATGAGTTGGCTTTGCGCTCGGCGTTCAGCTTCTCAGTGTGCCTGTGCTCAAACCGTCCGTAAGCGGATGGGAAGTGCCCAGACCAACCTTCAAGGTTGAACTTCGGTGCGCTTATGATGCGGTGGGCGAACCCCCCACACCCACACAGCACGCTGGTAGTCTCATAACCCACCAGAGTCTCTGTGCGCTGCCCGCAATCGCAGGCAAATTCATACATTCTTTTCATTCAAATCCTCGTATGCTCGTTCGCTGACCCCTTTCAGGGTTTTCAGCCAAGTCAGGATAGAAATCTCGCCTTTGCGAAATTGTAGACTTTTTTCATCGGCAATGGTAGAGACATTGTTCATTGCCTCCAACATTACTTCGACGTCTTCCATCAGGTCAAGCCAGCCTTGCTGGGAAAACAGATCAAAACGGTCTTCGTAGTACTTTTGAAGTTCGGGTGTCATGTGTGCGTCCGGTAAAAGTTTCAGGCAAGGACGGAACCGTCGATGACCGCCAAAGCATGGGTAGTATGCAAGATGCGGTCGTCCAGACCAATCGTGCCGCCGTTGATTTTTCGTGTGAGCGCCAAATTGTTGCTGGTTTCTGCCAAGCCATTCAACTTCTGGGTGTCCCAAAACCAACCAGCAGTCAGGGCAGCATACTGGGGCGTAGACACTAGGTCAGGCTCCATGATGAAATCCACGCCAAGCGCCTTGCCTGCGTGAAAATAATTTGCTGACCCGGTCAGCTGGATGCAACCACGGCCACGAAAACGATACCCATCACCAGAAGCCTCGTCCCGATTGCCCATGCGGTTGCCATAAATGCGGTTTGCAATTTTCTTTGGTTGTCGTTCATATGCAGCAGCCTCTTCAGGCGTGAACCCCCACGAACGCTTGGGCGTGCGGGGAAAGAGTTTGAGCAGCGTTGCAGCTTTGTAGTTGAGGTTTTCTTCCAGCACGCGGAAGTTGGCGCTCTCATGGCCGCACTGGCCAATGAACGCAGCCTGCTGGCGTGGCGTTAGGATGTTGAATCGCTCAAAGGTGGCGTTCAGCGCATCGACCCACTGAGGGCCAATGTGCAGCTTTTGAAGTTGATCAGCGTTGAGCATTGATGATGTTCCTCATATTGTCGTATGCGTCTATGCACGCATTTAATTGATTGATTGCCCTGTCTCCATCGGCTGCAATCTGCGCGATCAGTTGGAGGGTTTGGCGCTCGGCTTCGCTGGTTCCACTGGCACTAGTATCTGGGTCAGGCGCTCTGTCAGGTTGGCTTGGCGCTTGGTTGCTATTTCCACCGGCAGGGGTGGGACTTGGGCTGGCTTGTACGCAACTTGCGGTGGGGAGGCGCACCCTGCCAGCAGAAATGAGACGATTAAGATCAGTTTGCTTTTGAGAGACAACATCGTTGGCCTTTCTCAGTTCGGTTTCTTTGTCAGCGACAGCCTTGGCCATCTCTTGTTCTTTGGCTCTGGATTCTTCGTTCTTCTTGGCGATCTCAGCCTGCATCTCGGTATCACGGTCGCCCCAGCCACTGTTGTAGCCGTACTTGTAGATTCCAAAGATGGCCAGCAGCGCCAGCAGCACTGCTATGCCTGTGCGCTGTATGGAGGTCATGTCACCTCTTTCCGAGCCGCTGCAATCTCTGCACGGTCCTCTTCAGGCTCTTGGTGATCTGGTGGTGTTGTCGGTGGTGGTCCAGGCGTCCATGTCTCGTCCAACTCTGGATTCTTGTAGCCCATCCAGTTGAAGTCAGGCATGGCAGAAGGTGGTGCAACGTAAGCCTGTGGAGCAGGGCTTGGTGGTGTTGGTGCTACAGGTGGAGGGTTCAAGGTCTTGGCCGCACCAGACACAGCACGCTTACCCACAATGCCGCCAATGCCGCCCACGATTAAAAGAACGATGTCGTTCAGCATCTTGGTGTAAGCCTGGTCAATGGGGGCCATCGACTTGATCGGCTGCGTCACAAAGGTCACTGAGTACAGCAACGCTGCAACGATCCCCGCAAGGATTAGGGTGATCATGACGACCACGAAACCCCAAACCCTTACCTCAATATCTTCACTGCTTAGGTGTTTCATTAGAAGGTTTTGTTGCGTCAATTTGTTTCTCCAAGATAGGTGCTACCAAATATTCAGGGCAGTCTTGAGTAAACAAGCACCGGGGCTTGGAACACTCAGGCTTGTGGAAATTGTCAGGGTTTTGGCAGGCGTATCGGTAAGTGTTGTCACACCCCACCAGCGCCAGCAAAACAAAAATCAGTGCAATTTTCATATACCTAGTTTCTCCAAGAAGGCTTCAATGACTCGACTGGCGATCTCTGGGGGCAAGAACTGAAGAAACTTAAACCCCACCCAAATGAAGGCCAGGTAGCAGTTGATTTTGAGCCACTTGTCAAAACCGTCTTTGGCTTCTTTCCACTTGTCCACATCAACCACACCCGTAGTCAGAGCAGTAAAAGACAAACTCAAGAACGCCCCAGAAGATGATGATCGCAATGACAGAGATGAGCGTGATGGCAATGGTCAACTCAATCACCTCTTTGCGCCTCTTGGCTGCGTTGACTGCGCGCGCAGCTTCTCTGCGCTGCTCGGCAATATCCTCTTGGTTCATCTCCGCAACACGCTGCTGGATTGAATTCCAAACATCCATGTTGTTGGTGGAGAAGAACATACCCTTGAGCTGTTCCTCGAAATCCCTTTGAGCCTTCAGCGCCAACTCGATCTCGATGGCCTTGCCCATGTTGGAGCCGCCAGCCTTTTTGGCCTGTTGCGCTGCCTTGGTGGCCGTGTGCTTGGCGTCAAAGTACTTACCGATCAATGGCCCAAGACTTGAGACATCATCGACCGTTGCCGATGCCTTTTTAATCATGTTGACAGCCGCGCTCACTGCGGCCATCGCGGAAATCGGATCGATCATTACAGCCCCCTTACGACAACTAAGGCGACCTGCAATAGCCACCACACGACAAGTATGCCTATGGCGATTTTAACCCTCATGACAGCACCCAGATAAATATCTTGGCGCACCAAATGACTACCCCAACCAGAAGGACCGCAGCAATGAAGCTAACGGCCCATTCTTTCATTTGAGTATCCACACAGCCGAGAATATCGTCCCGGCCATTGACAGGATCATGATCCCGGCAGTCTTGAGCAGGATGCCTTCAAGACGTTTGAGCCTGGCGTTGATTTGCTCATAGCGGATGGCGCAGACTTCCTCGTGAGTGGACAGCCGCGCTTCTGTGGCGTTGATGGTGGTCATCATCCACCCCAAGGCAGTGGTGCAGGCTGTGGCTGTGGAATAGCTGCTTGTGCAATCAGGAAATCCACTTCGGTTTCCATGTTGGTAACACGCTCTGGGCCAAGGGCTGCTTGAGTCCAAGCAACAGCTTGCTCTTGCGTGATCTGGTCAAACGGTGTGAAGTCTTCAGGGTTTGCTGGCAGCAAGTTCACCGAGTAGTTGACCTGTTGACCGTCTTTGGCAATGGTGAAATTGCTCATCACCACGGTTTGTGGCTCGGGGTGGTTCTCGACTTGCAGACCGTTAACAGTCCAGTTGTAGCCTTCAGACATTTTGCTCTCCTTCAGTGGCTTGCACTTGCTTGGTGATGTTTTGCAAAACCAGCCATGCGCCTGTCTTTGTAGGCTGCTCGCCCAACAAGCTAATCAGGTACTGGATTTCTTCGTTGCTGAGTTCAAGTTTCATAAGAATTGCTCTTTCGTAAATTTTCTGTTGCTGTCAAAATTTGCAGGTTCCAAGGCACGTGCAAACCAGAGGCAATTTTAGCTTTCAAAGGCACAATGTGGTCAACATGATGCTTGATTCCCGTCTGCATGTCTAACGCAGTGGCAACCTCATAGAGCTGGTCTATTTGGGCTTTGTGAATGGCCGTCAACCAAGATGGTGTTGCGTTACGCTCCGAGGCTCGCCTTCTTGCTCTTTTTGCTTTGGCAACACCAGCATTGTTTTTAAACCACTCCTTGCCTTGCAAGCGCTTTTTTTCAACATACTCAGGATTGGCATAAAGTTTTTTATCATATTCTTTGAACTTTTTTAAACAATCCAAACGATATTCTTCATCAGAAATCCATCGTTGTTTTTTCTGTTCAATATATTTGGCGTAGTTTTCTGGATTTCTAACTTTGTATCCCTTTGAATACTCGTTGCGTTTTGCAACAGCATCAGGGTACTTTTTCCAATATCTGAGCATGTAAAGCCGATGGCATTCAACGCAACGACCAGTATTGGTGTTGCGCTCAACAACATGACCATTTCTGCACGCAAGCCCAGTAAAGTACCTGTCTTTACCTTGCTCTAACGCAGATGCCCTGATAAGGCATTTCATGTTAGCAATCCTCGGCGCCAGCGTACTGCGTGAAAGTTTTCAACACCGCATATATCGCGGGAATGAGATCGCCTTGCAACGACTCCATGTTCACATAATGAGCTTGCTGCTGGATGGAGGGCCACCCTGCTCTGCGAGCTTCTTCGGTTGCATGGATTTCCACCTGAACTTGCAGTTGGTCTTTTGTACCAAAGAAGTTGGTGATACGGGCGTAGGCTTGGGTTTCCTGTTGCCCGTTAGTGTTGTTTGTTGCGACTATGCGTAAAGCCATGATTTCTCCTTAAAAAGTTACTTCAGTTGTTTCCAGCTTGCACACGCACCGGATGGTCGTAGCCGCTTGGCCTGTGAATGTGATTTGCAAACCACCGTTGGTTGTGTCAGCAGCGGCTGCAATTGTCCATGTAGCAGCGCCTATGTCAGCAAACGGAGACATGACTGTAACGCCTACAAGCGTTGTAGAGGCAGCATTAGCACCACGTTTGATAGCGCCCTCAATTGTCCAACTTTTTGTATTGCCGCCACCTGTTACGTTGGCAATAACAGTTCCTCTGAAATAATAGGCAGAGTTGTTGGGTAAAAGGACTTGGTTGGTTGTGCCTGCTGCACCGCCATCAGAAGCCAAAACAGTTGGAGTTGCATCTGTTGTTTGTCGGGCAAGAATTAAAAGTGCCGCTTGAGAGTTGCCAACTAAAAAAGTATTTAATGGCGAAAAAGAAGCTGGTGAGACTGTGTATCCAGTAATTCCCCTAGTTGACCCGTAGCCGCCACCATTAACAGTTCCAACTGTGCTGTTTGCAAGATTTTGCCGACCACCAGAAATTACAGCGTTATATCCTGATGCGTTATTACCCATTCCTCCGGAAACAACCGCACTCAAGTTGCTTGCAGTATTTGCAGATTGGGTTAATCCATCAAAACCCCCGCCACCAATAAATGCGCCAATGCCAGATGCCTGATTACCACGCCCACCCCCAACCGTACTCCAATCCCCAGAAGCCACGTTCCTGTTAGCAGCAGTACCAGCATCACCACCACCGCCGATGAAGCTGTACGCTCCTGTGGCTTGGTTGTTACCACCGCCTACCACTACACCGTGAGGAGTGAAGAAGGACAGGGTTGATGTGGATGAGCCAGTTGCGGCTTGGGATAGCGTCAGGGATGTGCCAGAGATTGCGGCAACGTAGGTGTGCGGGAAAGCCTGAATGCTTGTGCCAGTAATAAGCTGACCAACCCTGATGCTGGCGTTGGAACCTGACAGAGTCACGGCTGTTGTGCCGTTCATTGTCCCCGTTTGCGTTGTTACAGCAGCGTTGGCTGTGCCTGAATTACTAAAACCCGTTCCAACAAAGTTATAAAAACCGTTTGCAATATTTGTGTATCCACCGCCAATTACTGCGCCATATCCTGAGGCGGTATTTGATATTCCAGACAAAATGCCAGCATACGTCCCGCCTACTGCGTTTCCAGTACCGCCAGCAACAGTTGTCACAGTTCCGCTGGATGTATTGTTTAAACCACCGCTGATGATTGAATACAAACCGCTGGCAACTTGGCTTGCGCTTGACCTTGCCGTCTGCCAATCAACAGCATTAGCACCCCGAGCATTACCGCCTGTGGCTGTAGAGTCTGTCTGTTGGGCTTGTAAAGCTCCTGTGCCTTTTGGTTGGACTACGACAGGGATGTTGGTGTCTGCGCCAGCCGCCATAACAACAACAGCATTTCCCGCAGATGAAGCACCGATTTGCACATAGTTAACAGGGCTTGCTTGCGCGGCATAGAACTGACCAAATATGTTGCCACCGCCGTACCCACGGAATTGGTGACCGCCAAAACCTTTAGAAAAATACAGAATCCCTGTGTTGGTATCACTGCCTTGCGCGGAAATTGTTACCGCTCCACCAGTAGCCGCCCCCGTCACCTGTACGAAGTTCACAGCAGAGGCTGTGTGGGAGACTATTGCTTGAATATTCGCGTATGTTCCAGTTTCAAATAAATGCGACGCGCCTGTACCAACTCGGTAACGAATGTTTCTGCTTTGCGATCCCGCAGAAATAATTGACGGGTCGTCTCCGCTGACTGCACCTTTAATTTGCACCCAGTTAATGCCGGATGTGGTAGTCGTAACACGCAGTCCTTCAGCGCCAGCCACACCACCCAAGCTAGTCTGCCCCGTAGCAGTCAGCGTAGTAAACGTACCCGCAGCAGGGGTTGTGCCGCCGATAACCGTGTTGTTTATCGTGCCGCCTGTGATGGCTACAGCATTGGCGTCTTGCTGGGCCATTGTGCCCAGTGTGCCGTCGATGCCGGTCAAGACGTTGATCTGGTCTTGCAGGTCCACCAGTGTGTCCAGCACCTGCTGACTGGTGCTGCCGCCGGACGTCACCAGCTTGATCTTCTCGGCCAGGTCAGGTGCTACGACCTCACCGACGTTCATCTCACGGCCAGTGGACAGTGTAATGACCAGTGAGCCGTCGAAGTCGATGCGAGCATCTACCACCGACACGCCGTCTTGGCCATCTTGACCGTCTTGGCCGTCCTTGCCGTCCTTGCCATCACGGCCTGGCAGACCGTCTCGGCCCGCTGGACCGTCCTTGCCCGCCGGGCCGTCCTTGCCATCCTCACCGTTCTTCAATGAGGCGACTTTGCTCTGGATGTCGTAGTTCAGGCTATCGAACTTGCCCTCGAAATCCGATTTGATCTTCTTGAGACCTTGGATCACCAGCTCGGCGCTCTTGCCGATGGAGATTTGCCTTTGCTCTTCCAAATGGGCCATCGCCGATTTTTGAAGCTCCAGCACAGCCGTCATCTGCTCATCGGCTGTCATCCCTTCGAGGTTTTTCAACAGTTCCATTATTTCAACTCCGAGGTGATGCGGTCAAGAAATGCCTTCTCTATCTTTTCCGACATCTGCAACTCGACCATCTTGCTCTTGTTCTTCATGTCAGCTTCCTTGAGCATCAACTCAGCGATCTTCACCCGCTTGTCGAACTCGTTGGACTCGTTGCCCGCTGGCAGGTTCTTGGTCGTCGATGCGATCACCTTGGCCTGCACCTCCTGCGGCATGAGCTGCGCCTCGGCCATCAGCTTGGTTGCCTCTGCCCGGTTCTGCTCGGCCTGTGTGGTGCTCACCGCGATCTGAGCCTGCGCCGCTTGCATGGCCAACTGCTGCTGGGCCTGCTGCATGGCTTGTGCCTGTGGGTCTGGCTGGCTCATCTGGTCCAGCGCTGCCATCAGTTCGTAGCGGTTGGAGAGGCTGGAGTTGCCCAAGATGCCCTTCAATATCAGCGGCAGCACTGGCGTGTTTGGACCCAGTGTCTGCAACAGACCAATGAACTGCTGCTGCTCGTACTCACGGGCAATGATGCCCAGCGTCGCCGTTGGCACGAACTTCATGTCCACGCTCGGATAGCGCTCGGGGTCGAACTGCATGTACCTGAACGCCGCCTTTTGGATGAACGGGATCAGGAAGTCTTCTTGGAAGTTGACCAGCGTGCGCTTGTACTTCTTGATGATCGTGGCCACAGCCATGCTCATGCCAGCACCATCGCGGCTGACTTGGCTGACCATGCCTTGGCTGTCCAGCGTGCCAGTGGCTTGCAAGAGCATACGCTCGAACTCTTTGGCCGTGTTCAGGTTGTTCAGGCTCGTCTCGCCGAACTTGAACGGGTACAGAATCTCGGCTGGGTTGCCGTTGACCATGAACGCTTTGCCTGGCTTGACCTCGAAGCGGGCGCCGCGTGGCAGACGGGTTGCGTCCATGCCCATCATAGGTGAGGTCGTCAGGGCCAAGCTGTCCAAATGGCTCCTGACTTGGGCGTCAATCGCCTTTTGCATGTTGTAAGACTTCTCCACCGTGCCGCGTCCGAGCAAGCGGTTCGGCACAGTGTCGTCTTGGTAGCTCAGGACCGGGCGGTCCTTCATCATGTAGGGGTTCTCTTCCGCTTTGAGTAGCAGACTGCCGTTGGCGATCACAACAATCGCCTCGACCATGTCCGAATAATCCTCAGCCGCTGAATCGTCAGGAAACAAGTCCTCGACCTCAGTGTCTTCCTCTGTTAGGTATTCGCGTGGCACCAGACCGTAGTACTTCAACAGCAGCACTTTTTCGTCGCGGTACTGACTCATCTCCTGAGTCGGCTCCAGATCGGTGTCCTCATACGTTGGGGTGATGTTCACCTTACGGTAGATGCCCTTTTCGATGCCTTCGACGATCTTGTGGATGCCCACATACGACTCAATCGCCACACCCATGCAGTCGTCTACAGACGTGCCGTTGGGGTCAAACAGGAAGTTTTTCGGGTTGACGGGCATGATTTTGACCGCAATCCGGTTTTTTTCCACCACGCCGATGGCCGCTTGGCCAACTTGCCCTGGAATCGCCTGAGTTGCAGGCTCGAAGATCTTTTCCGTCTTCACGACGATCTCGCCGATGCCTGTGCCGTAGATTTCGGCCATCAGCTCGATCTGATCAATCGCTTTTCTGATCTTGTCCTGCTTGAAGTCCTCCATGAGCTGATTTTTCAGCACTTCAACGTCCAACG